GAATGGGTTCCAGAAGGAGTGCGTACTGACCGAATGAAAATCCAACAATATATTGATATGCCGACGCGAGACAATCAGATAAGTGTGATAAAAGATGATGACGGTAAAGGTGCTGAGAAACGGCAGAAACTCACCGACCTCGTGTTGGGCAAGGTCAACAAAATGCTTGCAGATGCGACGGAACAAGGGCTGTTTGTCTTGCCACGGCTGATTAGAATAGCATTGAAATTGTATGACGGTAACGAATATGTCAACTATTCTGAGCCATTTATAATATGTAACCGTGATGTAGCCTCACGCGTTGGATGTGCTATAAATGTTAAAGATTTAGGTGTTTATGCGGAATCATACCCTTTCTACTTACGCTATTTTATACGCAATATAGACACATTACTGCAATGGAAGGACATCGTCAAGGAGATAGCCGTGTTCGCCTCAGAGCCGATATATGACTATGACCAGAGCGGCAGTGTGGAAGAGTGCCGTTATGATGATTTTTTCATCAGGGTAAAATTGCCAGAGATAAGTATGGCGGAGCAGGTAAGGAAACTGGAGAACACCTTCAATTTCTACAAAATATACAGCATTGAACTGGAAAAATACCATCCGTGTTACAGCGTGTTTAGGCTCATAAAGACAGATCCCACCGCAATAGACTCGGAAGGTGAAATCACATTCTTTCTTAAATACTATGAGCAAGGTAAACCTAAAACAGCACTACCAACATATCAAATCATTGCCGGTCAGGACATCAGCAGTATAGCAGAAGGACTGCGCAAACTGTTCAGCAGTTATGGTATATCGGTATACAGAACATTGGACCAAAAGACATTGAAAGAATCCAAACTATCAGACATGATATCCGAGATATGCCTTGTCAGTGATAACGGCGATGTCGAACTGGAGGTCCGAGCCTTCAGCATCAAAAATATGCGTTTCACATACAAATACGAAGTGATGTACGGTGGTATGCTCATCCCTGAGTTGCTTCCGCTCAAGACGCTGGCACAACAGACGTCCATCAGTGATGACTACTTCGCAAGGTGCGAGCTGCTGCCCAAGGTGATGTACCAATATAACGGCAGGATGAACTATGCCAACCTGAAAAGGAAGGTGTACAGTCCGGTACTGTGCAGATGTTATACGGCACCTTATTATGGCAACGCACTGACGGAGATAGAAGCAATGTTCTTCTACATCAGTACAGGAGAGCGAGAGGTCATCGTGAAAGCCGAAGCAAAGGGATTCTTTGACTTGAACTACATCTACTATCCGGACAAGCGGTGTCACCGCTGCGTTGTGCGGACGAAACATGTAGGAGGAAAGACTGTATATTACTCCTTCCCGATGAGCGCCAATGACTTTATGAACGGCGCAATGTTTGTCGATAATCTTCCTGTGTCAAAAGATGATTTTCCAGGTTTAAGGGAAAGCGTTTTCGATCCGTCGCGGTATATTGACACGAGCATCACGGAGAACCCAGCGGTGACGGATGATGTATGGGAGGAGTTGCCACGGACGGTCATCAACAGTGAGGCCGGCAACCCGTTCAGTTGGGCTGCCAGAGGATATAAGGACGTAGGCGGTGAGGAGATTACTGCCCTGTCGTCAGCCACGGTGGCAATGTCGCAGGGACAGTTCGGCCAATATCCCGTCTATGCCTTCTGTAAGGACGGCGTCTTCTCGCTGGACATCGACAAGGACGGTTACTACACTTTCGTCACGCCGACAACGAGAGACGTGGCTTATGAGGGCAGTGTGAGGCAGACGGACGATGCGGTGGTCTTCGCCTGCCGGAGAGGTTTGATGCTCTTGAGCGGCAAGACAGCCATGCTGCTGTCGGAGAAAATAGAGAATGCGTTGTTTCCATTTGGCAGTCTGCCAGGATGGGACGTCATCAGTGACAGTGACATGGGAGACATACCCAAAGGCATTGTTGACTTCAAAGAATATCTGCAAGGATGCAGGATAGTCTACAGTTATGCGCAGCAAAGACTCTACGTCATCCGTCCGGATAAAGCTCATGCCTGGATATATTCGCTCCAGTCAAGGGAATGGGGCATGTGTCAGTCAGACCTCACGGAGCCTCTCAACAGTTATCCTGAGTGTCTCGTCATGGACAGAAACCATCGTGTCGTGGACATGGACGATATGGAATATGGTGAAGGGAAGAATTTCCTTCTGACACGTCCTCTGAAAATAGACATGGCCGACGTGCTGAAGACGACAGACAGCGTCATCATGCGCGGGAGATTCCGCAAGGGTAGAGTGAGGAGTATATTGTATGGTTCTCGCGACCTGATTAACTGGAAATGGATATGGTCTTCACAGAACCACTATCTGCGCGGTATGCACGGAACACCATACAAATATTACATCATTGCACTGCTCTGCGAAGGAATGGATGCCGGAGAGATGGTGGACGGCTGCACCGTGAGATTCGCGCCAAGGCAGACAAACCAACCGAGATAAGCAAAAAGAGAGCGTCACATCAGATGGACGCCCTCTTTTTTTTTGTTAATAAGAAGATTGAAAAACTATGAGTATGAAGAAAAAAGTAAACAACTTAAAAAGGTGACATGCCTCTTCTTACTCTTCCTCTCCGGGAGTTGAGCAGACGAGGAATATTCTGTTTGATAGCCTCAACCTTAGCCATCCACTTTTCTTCACTGCCAGGATTGGTAATGCCCAGCCAGTCGGCAAGAGCTGCATACACCATCAGTTCGTGGATGTATTCTTCAAGGAGTTCCACTGATGTCTGCGAGAACGCATCGGGCAGAGAGAGAACCATGGAGTATGTGTCGGGATGAGTCAGTGTATCGTTCAGGACGGCCTTGTCGGTGACCGGCTTCTTGCTGAACGGATAGCAGAGTTCCACGCACTCATCGAAAGTGACATTCAGCACACGCGTCACGCGGTCGATATTGCCGTCGTCAAGAACATCGATGACGGGATGGCGCTCATGCTCATCCTCCACTTTCATGACATCGCCCTCCACCCATGAATAGTTGCCTATATCATAGAGCAGTTCTCGACGGTTGAAAGTGAGTGTGACCGTCTTATTGGGCAGCGTATTTCTGTGACAGCAATACATTATGGATTAGTGGGCTTGTGGTATATTGGCCGTATGCGTTTGTTGATGGCCTCACGAATCTGATTCAGATTGTTGGCAGAGATATTCACATAATCGGCAGCATCGGCCTTGTTGGTAATGGTGAACCAGTCAGCAATAGCTACATTGACGATATACTGGTGACATCCGCTTGTGACGGCTTCGACAGTAGCAGGATTGTAATTAGAAGGCATTTTGAGGACGAGAGATAGCACTTTATCTGTGTCAAGTCCTGTCTCGTCTGCTCCGTCAAGGATATTATCTCCTGCCACAGTATCCTCGTCAAGATATTCAGACAACTTGCTTTTAAGCGTATTGTAAGCGTTATAAAGACTGCGGAGAATCTGGTTGCCGTTCTCCTCATCATCGCTGGCCTTCATGTGGGCCACCACCTCATGGTTGTCACCGTTCTCACGGCTACGTCCGGTCAGATAGGTCTTGTTCTGAACGTCATACAGAAGTTCAGATACATACAAACTGATTGTGATTGTTTTCTTTGCCATTGTAGTATCGTTTTGATGTTAATTACGCACTGGTTTATGTCGTGTGGGTTTCTTGCGGTAGTAAGCCTTGCTCAAGACATCCTTAATCATACCTGTTGCCTCAGTGGCGTAGTCTTCAGCCTCTTTCTTGTTGGTGAACACATACCACTTGGCGGTGATGCTCTGAACGAAGTAGGAGAACAAGCCCAACTCCATACCAGGCAACAGCGCGTTATCAAAAGCGACTGACACATTCAGTACAAGTTGATAGGTGTCGCCGTCTTCTGCCATGCCCTCCGACACAAGCATACGGATAAATGCCTGTGCCACCTCTGCACGGCTCTCATCCCAAAAGCGTTGCAACTCCGACTGGTCTTCATCAACGGTAGTGATACGCTCGTAGGCATTTGCGTCGTCGTCCATCTTTGCGCCAGTATAACTGGTGGTCTGTGCAACCTCCTTGAACACTGCCGACTTGCTTATTGATAAAATGATGTTCATAGTTAAAAACTGATTATACTGTATGTGATGCCGATGCCGATGTATGGCTCAGCCTGTTTACTCTTAAATCCGTACCCGTATCCTCCCGTGATACCGATGTGCCATTTATTAGGAGGCTTGTAACTGCGCTCATGAATGACGGTGGTTTTCGGAAACACAAAGATGCTGTCAAGTTTCGGCTCATAACCGCTGACGTAGGCGCGGTAATCCTCATTCTCATAGCGTTTCTGTGTGATGGGGATTGCCACCGCTGCGCTGTCGCTGTCAACTGACGCATACAGCGGCGGTATATTTTCCCCATTATTTTGCGCATAATTTTCAGCCAAAAATGTGTCGGTCTTGTTGTTCGTGCTGCTATCACGACGCTTGACTGGCAGGGTTCTTGTCACATACTTAATCACCATGCTGTCTTTCGGCACAGGCTGGTAATATGGTATGGTGTCAATGTAGGTGCTGGTGTCGCGCTCACTCACATAGTCCGTCGCCTTGCTACGACCGAACACACCATAACCGATAATGCCTCCAAGCACCAGTCCGACAAGCATGAATACCAATGCTGCTTTTACTGCTTCCCTGTTCATAATTTCTTCAGATAGTTAATGATACCTCTTTTATGACCCTCTACAATCTTTGCGCGTCCCTCGTCGCTGGCAATGAAGCGGAGATTATCTTTGTTTGTATAAAAGAAGTTCTCAGTTAATACTGCTGGGCATGAAGTATGCACTAAGATGTAGAACTGGCTTTCGTAGTCAACGTCACCGTCGTGATACATTTGAGAGCCAAACTTCTTGTCGGGCATCACTTCTTTGCAAGCGTTCCAAAGGCTGGTTGCTATAGCATCGGATTTCGTTTGTCCTACACTTGTCCACACAGTCCAATAGTTTGCGTCAAACCATTCATTACCATGCCCAAGGGCATTAGCGTGAACACTAACGACGATAACATTATCCTTGCCAAGTTTCTTGCACCAAGCATTTGCCCTACGGCAACGCTCACCAAGAGTAATGTCTGTGTCTTCGGGAACAAGCAACTCAGCATCGTACCCACTTGCTTTAAGTTCTGCCACAAGCGCACGCGCGACAAGGCGGTTAAATTCTCCCTCTCTAAACCTGTCTTTGACAATGGTTTTGTCGTCAATGCCAAGACTTGTTACAGATGGACTGAATTTTCCTTTTGTGATGTCACGCGCACCATGGCCGTTGTCAATCAGAATTTTCATTGGCTTTGTTTTTATTGTTTGTTTCTTCTAAAATTTTGTCAACCTCGGCTGCATCAACATGTAGTTTTGCTGCAATTTCACCTGCAAGGGCTTTCTTTAGTAGTCGAAGAAATAAGAAATTTGGGAATAATATCAGCATTGATGCGCAACTGCTCCAAAATTCTACCAGTATAATCACTGTGCCTACTATTGCGGCTGACAAAATCGTATCTGCAATCTTGTCAAGACCGACGAAAACAAACATGGCACAACCATATACGGCAAGTTTCGCAACGGTCAGTCGGGCGAGTTCTGACAATGTGAAATTTCCTTGCTTAATACTAACGGCAATACCCCAAATTGCATCCATAATGGTTACTGCCATTACAAGAAACACCACAAACTTATGACCTGCAAAATAATCTATTAAGA